ATGCAATAGTTCTAAGCGCGATCGTATGACCCCTACCTTTTTTGAGCGCGGAAGCAGACCCACGACCCCCATTGGAAAGATTTTCCCTGAAAATGGCTCGGCTAGGCACTATCAGGAATGAAACAAATTGAAATGGCTCAACTGGGAGAGATTGCTCGAGTCAGGGACGAATCGACTTACCGAGGTGTGGCAGAACCGCGAATTCACACAAAACTAAACGATTTACCCTCACTAGGCGAGCAAATGATTAAATTCTGCGAGGAAATCGGCTTTGAGCTGATGCCTTGGCAGCAATGGCTGGCTCATCACAGCTTAAAACAGAAACCCGATGGCCGATGGGCTCACCCAGTAGTGACTTTGCTTTGCGCTCGGCAACAAGGCAAATCAACCTTTATGGCGCTTCAAATCCTATTTAGGATTTATGTATTAAAAGAAAAACTGCAAGTCCATACAGCTCATAAACTAACTACCTCAGCAGAGCTCTTTTATAAGATTTATGCAATTATTGAACAGAATCCAAGACTAGCTGCTGAATTTACTAAGAAACTGGAAAGTAAAGGTTTTCAAGAGCTTCAATTTACTGAAGGTAGGCGATATATCGTCAGAGCCAATAACTCGGCTGGTAGAGGCATTGCAGCCCCTGAAACGATACACCTAGACGAAGCTCGAGAGTATAAAGATGAGGATGTTTGGTCAGCCTTGCGATATACCCAAATGGGTAGCCCAAATCCTCAAATATGGGTTTATTCAAATGCTGGAGATCAACACAGCATAGTTTTAAATAAACTTAGGGAAAGAGCAATGGCTGCGATATTTGGTAGCAATGACGATATTGGCTGGTTCGAATGGTCAGCGCCTCAAGGTATTAAATTTGATAACTCACCAGCCTTCTGGCTAGGTGTCTGCCAAGCTAATCCATCACTTGGCATAACAGTCCATCCAGATAATATCCGAGCCGTATTGTCAGACCCCGAAGATATTGTGCGCACAGAAGTTTTATGTCAATGGGTCGATACCATAAACCCAGTTATCAATCCGTCTCAATGGGAGAGTTGCAAAGTTGAGGGACTTCGACTCAACCCTGAGGCTGATACTTGGCTGGCTATTGATCTTAGCCCTAGTAGAAAAGAAGGCGCCTTAGTTGCTAGCCAAAGACTTGAGGGCGATAAGTTCCAAGTCCATTTGTTGCACACTTGGCATAATCCAGCCAATTTGGATGATAAAGCAATGGCTAACGATATAGCGGAATGGGTGCGAAAGTATCCAGTTCAGCTGGTTGCCTATTCAGCCAGAACCGCATCGGCAGTAGCTGCGCGATTAGCGCCTGCTGGTATTAGGGTTGAGCCAATAGATGGCCTTGACTATGCACAAAGCTGCGATGAGTTATTGGGAGCTATCTCATCTCAGCGGTTGGCTCACTCGGGACAAGATGAGCTGACTAAACAATGCCTATCCGCCGTCAAACTCCCTTTCGGTGACGGCGGCTGGGTAATGGGTCGCAAGGTAAGTAATACGACAATCTGTGGAGCAATAGCATCGGCCTTAGCAACACACTATGCAACTATGTCTGAAACTAGCGTAGATATTCAAATAGTGTAAGTAGGTTGATTTACAATGTAAGCAATGGGTGCTATAAGAGATTTTCTATTTCCGACAGTCGAGGCAAATAACAAATCGGCTATTGATGTTCAAGCTGCTTTAACCCCGATTCAAATTCAAGACCAAATTTATAATATTCTGGGTGGCGCAACAAGCACTACTCGCGCAATCGCAATGAGTGTTCCATCAGTTGCTAGAGCTCGGAATATCATCTGCGGAACTATTGGCTCATTACCTTTAACAACTTTTAATCGGATTACTGGCCAATATGTTGATCCAAATAGAGTGATAAATCAGCCTGACCCTAGAGTTGCAGGTTTTGTCATTTACAATTGGTTGTCTGAAGATATTTGGTTATATGGGGTCGGCTACGGAATCGTTTTGGAAATGTATTCTGCTACGGATGGCGGCAGAGTAAGAGCTTGGACTCGAGTTAGCCCAGACAGAGTGACAGTTGAAACTAATTCAATTAACACAGAAATTACTGGTTATAGAGTTGATGGCTATCAAGTGCCTATGAATGGTGTTGGTTCTATCATTCGATTTGATGGACCCGATGAAGGATTGCTACATAGAGCTGGTAAAACAATAACCGCAGCAGTTTATCTTGAGAATGCAGCAGTTAATTATGCTAAAGAACCTGCTCCTTCAATGGTATTAAAATCCAATGGAACTAATTTAACTGCCGAAAGAATTTCCGCTTTATTAAGCGCTTGGAAAAATGCTAGACAAACTAGATCAACTGCATTTCTAAATGCTGATGTTGAATTACAGCAATTTGGGTTTGACCCCAAATCATTACAGATGGCGGAGAGCCGTCAATATGTGGCACTAGAATTAGCTCGGGCCTGTGGAATTCCTGCCTACTTTTTGAGCGCCGAAACGACTTCTATGACTTACTCAAACGCGGTGTCTGAGCGGCGCTCATTAGTAGATTTCTCACTTCGCCCAATACTTAAGGCAATTGAGGAAAGGCTGAGCCTTCCTGATTTCGTCCCAAATCCAGTAATGACGCGCTTCGCGTTAGACGATTTTCTACGCGGTAACGCGCTAGAGAGAGCTCAAGTTTATGAAATCTTAAACCGCATTGGCGCAATGAGCGTTGAGCAAATTCAACGAGAGGAAGATTTAATACCTAATGAGAGTTAATATGCCAATGGCAGTCACAGCTGCCGACACAATTAAGCGCACCATAACTGGGACTATTGTGACTTGGAACGAGCAAGGCAATACTTCAGTTGGCCCGACAGTATTCTCAGCAGATTCAATTGAAATAAAGCCAGTCAAATTGCTTCTTGAGCACGACCGCACTCGCCCGATCGGCAAGATGGTGTCTCACAATGTAACAAAGTCCGGGATTGAAGCTACTTTTAAAATTGCAAATACTATGGCTGGAGAAGATGCCCTAATTGAAGCTACAGAAGGGCTACGCGATGGATTTAGCGTTGGAGCTCAAATTAACGAATGGACAAACAACAAAGGCGTTATGCAGATTACTTCAGCTTCTCTCGAGGAAGTCAGCCTTGTAACTGATCCAGCAATTGATTCTGCAAGAGTCGCTGAAGTCGTAGCAGCTTCTGAGAATGAAGCACCTAAAGAAGATTCTGATTTAGCAACCGCTGATTCAGAGAAACCAAACGAAGGAGACCAAGTGTCTGACACTACCGCTCCTGCTCCTGCCGTTGAAGAAGCGGTTGAAGCAGCTAAAGCAAATATGGTTGAGGCAGCTCGCCCAGCCTTTTACACAGCACCTCGCCTTGAGCTAACAAAGGCAAAATATCTAGAGAACAGCATCCGCGCTGCTCTAGGGGATGATGCAGCTCGCGCTTATGTTCGCGCTGCCGATGACACCACCGATAATGCTGGTTTCATTCCAACACCACAAAGCACTACTTTAATCAATGGAGTTGCAAATGGTGATCGCGGTTTCGTTGATGCACTTTCAAGAGAAACATTAGCTGCTCAAGGGATGACCTTTGAGCTGCCTCGTATAAATACGGCTCCGACTGTAGCTTTAACAAATGAAGCAGCTGGCCCATCTGAAACAGATATGGCAACAGCTTATATCTCAGTAGATGTCAAAAAATTCGCGGGCCAACAGACCGTATCTGTCGAGCTCATTGACAGAAGTTCTCCAGCGTTCTTTTCAGAGCTAGTTCGTCAAATGGAGTTTGCATATTCCAAGGCAACTGATGCTTACGCAGTATCTCGAGCTTCTGCAACAGCAACAGCTGCAACTGCTAAAGCAGGTGCAACAGCCGCTAACTATCTAGCTTTCTTTGCTAATGCTGCAAAGAATTGCTACACAGGATCACTTGGATTCGCTCGCAATGTTGCAGTTTCTCCTGATGTTTGGGCAGAAATTATGGGATTGAATGACAATGGTCGTCCAATTTACATTGCTTCAAATCCTCAAAACAATGCTGGTGCATTATCGCCACAATCATTACGAGGAAATGTTGCTGGTCTTGACCTTTATGTTTCTCGGTCACTTTCTGGAACTGGCGATGGATCAATTTATGTAATCAATCCAGATGCGCTTACTTTCTACGAAAGCGCTCGTTTAACACTTCAGACCAATGTAATTGCATCTGGTCAAATCTCCGTAATGTATTACGGCTATGCAGCAGTCGCTCCAAAACTTCCTGGTGGATACACCTCAAACGACAACGCATAGTAAATCCCTAATAGTGACGGCCAGTCCGCTCCCGAGCTGGCCGCTCACCTAACTGCTTGAAAGGATGGCGAAATGCCTACGATAGTTACGGCCACCGAGCTAAGGACAATTCTTGGCGTTTCGTCATCCTTATATTCAGACGCTTATTTAGGCGACATAGTAGATGCCTCGGAGAATCTAGTTCTCCCAATGTTAGTTACTTTCCAAAGCAAGATTAACAAAGTAAAACTGACCAATAATATTGCTTATTTTGAAACTGCAACAATTCAAGAATTTACAGAAGGCCAATCCGTAATTATTACTGGCTGCGGAGCTCCTTTTAATGGCACTCACACAGTAACCGATGACGAAATTTCAGATTATGTATTCACAGTCGCAATCACCAATGCAGACATATTGGAAAAAAATATCATCCCAGCAGGAAACGCTGCGCTATCTGGATTATCGACCTATGTCGGAAACCCCAATGCTGAAGCTGCTATTCTGGCTATCTCCGTTGAAATCTTCCAATCCAGAACCGCAGCTGGTGGATCAATAGAAGGCGTTGATTTTGCAGTAACCCCTTACCGCCTATCTAAGAATTTACTTGCCAAGGTAACTGGCTTACTAGGGCCTTATCTTGATGTTGAAACTATGGTGGGCTAATGCCTAGCACAATTGCTACAGATGTCAGAGGCGCTATAAAGACTGCGCTTGCTGGCGTAGCTGCAAATATATATGATGCAGTTCCAGAAGCGCCTATAGTCCCAGCAATTGTGGTTATACCAGACTGGCCCTATATGGAGCTTGAAGTCTTGGGTAAAACAACAACTAGAGTTAAATTAAATTACACCATCACCGCTTGCGTTGCGTATTTCAGCAATGCCGCTGCTTTAGATAACTTAGAGCAAATGGTCATCAGTATTCTTGGCGCATTAAATGCGTCCAAGTATGAGTTATCAATAGTCGAAAGACCTTCGGTAACGGAAGTAGGAACTACTACCCTGCTAGTTTCAGATATACGCTTGAGCGTCCGCTACGAGCAAACCGCATAGGAGACCCAAATGCCAACAACAGTAATAACTGGGCGCGATGTGACATTCACACTCGATAGCGCTGCTTATGACGCCCAGACAACTAGCGCAGTCCTAAGCTGCGACACAATTATAGAGACCTATCAAACTCTTGATGGTCGCGCTTATAAGTCCGTAGATAAGCAATGGACTTTCACAATTGAGTTACTTCAGGATTGGGGAGCTGCAAGCTCTCTATTTGAAGCAATGTGGACAGATGCAGAAGCTGCACCAAACACAGCACTCAGCGTTTCATTTACTGCAATAACTGGCGCAGTATTTGCTTTCACAGTATTGCCAATCTTCCCAACTGCTGGCGGAGCTGCTCCTGGAGCACTCACCGACACTTGGACGATGACAGTAATTGGAACACCAACAGAGACCTTCAGCTAAGAGATCGGAGCATCGGGAGCTATGAAAATATCAATCACAATTAAATACAGCTCAGGCGAATCAGTTACTTATCAGGCTGGCTTGCCAGAATGGGCTAAGTGGGAACGCAAAACTGGTAAGTCGATTTATTCGATGAAGGATATCTCGGCTTATCAGCAAGCGGACTTCTTAGATCTTGCTTTCTTTGCGTATAAGCGCGAAGCAGCAGGGAAGCCAACCAAGTCCCAAGAGATTTGGGAGCTGACAGTTGAGGAAATGACGATTGGAGATGAAAGCCCAAAAGTTACGAGCCCGGAAGCATCAACCGACTAATCATCGAGATTGCTATCGCAACTGGGATTCCGATGCCTTACTGGACAGATATAGACCAAGTATTAACGGCCATAGATATATTAAAGGAGCGTAGCGGTGGCAGATGAGTTACCAATCAGCTATGACAA